GTCAATGGATATAGTCGGGTACCTGAACCCGCCGCTAGTATGATTCCTTTCATTACTTAATAATTTTTTCTAACCACTCTTTTAATTTAATTGTTTGTATTTCACCAAACTCTATTCTGTATTTTGAACTACTTAAAGAATATCTTCTGTCGTGACCTAGTCGGTCTTCAACGTATTTGTATTTAACTTCTTTACCTAAGATTTCACTAATCATACTCACCACCTGATTATTAGTGTAGGTTTCTTCACTACCAATATTATAGATTTGATTCAGTTGGTCGGACTTCAATAATGTGTAGATAGCTCTTGAGTTATCGTCAGCATGAATCCATTCTCTAACTTGATTACCATCACCATAAATAGGAACCTCAACATTGTTCTTAATTGATTGGATAATCTTAGGGATGAACTTTTCGTGGTGTTGGTTCTCACCGTAATTGTTACAAGTTCTGGTGATAAGATAAGGTAAACCAAATGTTCTGTTGGCTGAGATTACCAATAGGTCTGCGGCCGCTTTGGTTGATGAGTAATAAGAACTTGGGTGAAGTCCATCACCTTCTTGAGCCACGTGGTTTGGTGACCAAGTAAAATCATCCATATCACCATAAACCTCATCAGTTGAGATGTGTAAGAATTTCTTTAGTTTATCGTTCTTTCTAGCAACCTCCAACATGTTGAATGTTCCCTGAACGTTTGATTTAACAAATGGTAAACCATCTTTAATTGAATTGTCTACGTGAGATTCCGCCGCGAAGTTAACAATGTAATCATACTCACCTAATTCTTCAGCAGTAACATCACAGATGTCTTTTTGAATGAACTTAACTGACTTATGAATATTGTTAGGATTCGCAGCGTAAGTCATTTTATCAATTAAAACAATCTCGTCGTTTGTATTCTCGTTTACGTAATTAATAAAGTGTGAACCAATAAATCCAAGTCCACCTGTAACAATAATTTTGCTCATAAAAAAACCTTTGTATCAATCATAATACAAAGGTTTTCAATAGTAAAAGGTTGGTGGTTATTTACCTATAACAATTTCATCAAAATTTAATGAACCCATTCCACGATTGTCGTCAACAAATTCATCATACATATATGATTTAACAACAGAAGTAATACTTGATTCACATTGAGCGATTTTAGATTCCATCCAATCTTCCAATTGTTCACCATCTTCCATGGCTTCCCACATCTTATGTGCCAATAGAGCAATAGTATATAACTGTTGTTTAGCCATGTAAGACCCACCTTCTTTATCTTCGTTAACATTCTTTTTCAAACCATTAACCAACTTCTCAAGTTGTTTCTCAGTTAATATAATATCTTTAGCCATATTGTCTTTTCTATATAAATACCTGTAAAACAAAAAAAGGGAGACGTTACCATCTCCCTTTGGGGCCGACCGAATAAACGGGGCTTTCCACCACCTTGTTTTTCTAAACAAGGAAACAATTAACTAAAATCAACACTACTTGAAACTCTAAGTCCGTCGATTATTTTATCATCATATCGTTCACTATCCATCCAGTAAGTTCCATGACCTTTCGCCCTTTGTTCTCTACGATACTTCTCGTCAACAACCAATCCATCAGGTTCACCCCATTCAAGAGCCATCTTAATGAACTCTTCTACATCATGTTGTTCACCATATTCATCAACAACCCGACCTGAACGAATGAACTTAAGTAACTCTTCTTTATTTGAATAATACTTGTTGTTATTGAAATTCCAACAGAACTTCCAACCACCACTTCGTTTACCTAAATGAATATTAATTTCTTTGGTGAACTCATCCCACGGTGTCAACATATCAAATCCTTCACCTTCAATGTCCGCAAAGTTACGTGAAGTTAAACTTGGGTTCCAAACATCAAGTCTAGACACTCGGTCAACCAATTTCTGATGACGTTCAACCATTTCAGGTGATTTCGGTATTCTATAATAATTTGTTCCCATTTTACTTCAACATTTTATCAACCTGTTTTTCAACTTCCTCTGTAACCGTGTCAGTAACAATCTCTTTCTTTTGTGGTGTATCTATGACTGAATCGTAAATACTCTTTACCTTAACAACACCAACGATAAGAAATACAACTGAAGCAATCAACAGGGTCTTCAAGATTCTTTTCCAAAATTTGTAAATCATGTAGAGTACAATCAATAATGAAATACCCCACCCAACTAGTTCAGTATACATATCTTATCTTATTTCGTTACTAATGCTTCGATTTTACTTTTCATGTGGTCAGCCAACTCGTACTCGTTAGTTGAAGTGATAATGATTGAATCCTCCAAGAAACGGTATGGTACGTTGATAAGGAAGTCAGTTCCGTTGAAGAAGGTCAAATTGTTCTTCAACTCTAAACATCCCTGAACCATCTTCAAGAACAACTTAAACTGAATACCATCAACGAAGGTCTCGTTCAAAAGGGTCCCAAACTTTTCGTTCTCGATACGGATTTTATATACTACTGTGTTCATATGTCTGATTATTTATACAAAGATACTACTATTTTTGGATTCTGCCTAATCCTTCCACCAAATTTTTCAAATTTCTATCAGTTTTGATGTTGACTTTTTCAATAATAAATTCAAAGGTATCATCCTCAGGGTTGTGAATAAATCCAACCTCAACACTGGTGTCGTTACCATTATGGATTGTGAACTTACTAGTGTTTCGATAATCTCTATGAATATAGTTCCAAGGATATTGTTTACCCAATTCTAGGTATGCACGATTGTTAAGGTTTTTTCTCTCATCCTCTCTTTTTTGAGCTTCCAACTTACCATCGATAAATTCAAGTATTTTTTTGGCGACAGTAGCACCATTTTTACAATAACGACCACTTTCATAGTTGATAAAGGTTCTTACTTTATAACCTTCATTACGAGAACCGTATGAATTTCTTGAGGATACAAAGTGTTCTGATATATCCACTCTAACACTACTTCTTGAGACATTTTCAGGTAGTTTACCTGTGTAGATAATTTCACATTCGTTAAATGGTAACTCTAAAGTCTCAACAGGGAAGTTACTAACATAAACGTTAAATTTATCAACTCTTGGTTTTTTAACCAATTCAAAGTCATTAGAAACCTTTTGCATGTGAGAGAAATACAAATTAAAAGCGTCCTCTCTTTTCTTATAGTCCGTAGAACGACGGTTAATCGATATTAAAACGCGATTTTTTTCGTTCTCGTAACTCTTTTTGACAGCTTCTTTATTTGTTTTGGTAGGGGTCATAGTCTCTGTGTTTGTGAATACAAAGATATGAAAAATTATTTAATCTGCCGCATAACTTCGCGATTAATATCTTTCTCTTTCAAACTTTCCCTCTTATCGTAAAGTTTTTTACCCTTACCTAAAACAATTTCCATCTTTAGTAATCCCCTCTCGGTACTAAAAATCTTATAGGGTACCAGTGTCAAACCTTTCACCAGTTCTTTTTGTAGTTTGACCAACTCTCGTTTCTTCATTAAGAGTTTACGCTCTCGTAGTGGTTCGTGAGTATAAGATTGTTTGTACTCAGGAATGTTCATTCCCTTTACAAAAAGTTCACCATTGTTAAAGTAACAATACGCATCCACCAACGAGACTTTACTATCACGGATTGACTTTACCTCAGAACCCATCAGTTGAATCCCCACAGTAAAAGTATCCACGAAGAAATATTCGTGACTCACTTTACGGTTTACTATGTTGACTGATTTTTTCATACCACAAAGATACGTAAAAAAAAACAAACCCCAAAGAGTTTTTACACTTTTGGGGTTAATAAATTACCAACTTATAAGAAAGGGGTAGTTGGGCTTGATAATAAGATAAATATACATAAACTTTAAAAAAGTCAATTACCCGATAATAAATGTTGAATTAATTTATATAATTGGTCATTTTTGTCTTCAATTGGTAGGTTTTCAATGGTAAAATAACCACATTCTGTATGTTCTTCACCATCTTTAGCGTTTTCCAAATCAGGATTAATCTTCGTATCACTTTCCAATAAGAACACATACATTAACCCTCGATACTCACTACCATCTCGGCTATGTCTATTAACAAAACCAATTAATTGTAATTTACCAGAAATTAAATGGTCAGTTTCTTCTTTGAACTCACGTCTTGCAGCATCAGCCGGTGATTCACCTTCTTCAATACTACCTGCTGGTATTGACCATTCACCAGGTAATGAACCTTTAGAGTTCCTTTTACATAACAAAACCTCTTCCCCAACCTTAACTAAGACACCAACATATCTCTTAACAATCTTCATTTTATGAGTTTCTTTATATTTATGTTTATATGAATATAAGTATAAACAAAAACCGTTTTAAAGTCAAAGTAATGATTACCCCTCGTGATACCAAAAAAGGTATGATGGGTCGTGACTTTGATTCAACATTTAACGGTATGTTGTTTTTAATGAAAGGTGACGAACAATGTTTTTGGATGAAAGATTGTATCGTTCCTTTAGATATCATTATGATTAGTGATAACACAATCACAGAAATACACCACCAATGTCCTCCATGCGAATCAGAAGATTGTGAAAGTTATTGTGGTGAAGGTGATGTTGTTTTAGAATTACCTTCAGGTACCTGTAAAAAATTAGGTATTCAGATTGGTGATGAGGTTGATTTTAATCCTCCCCGTTAATCTTCTCCTGTAATTTTTTCACCAACTGGTTTTGAATCATCTTAGTGAACTTCACGTAAGGAGCATCGTCAGATTCAGCATTGTACTTGTACTTACCTTCAGGTGGTCTTTTACTTCTACCTAAATAACTTAAACCAGAGATATTTGTAATACATTTGTGTCCACCTGAGTTTGATTGAATCAGGTCCCAAGCATTTACTGTAACATTATCCAAATCTTCCATCTCTTCAGGTGTTAGGTCACTGAATGGTTTTTCCATAGTCTTACCAATCTGTGTTAAGATGTCACGACCATTTTCAATTGTAGTGAAGTTTTTACCGTATAAAGCAACAAAATCTTTGAATGTGAAACCAACAGACTCAGGTCCAAAATCTTTACCTGATTCTGAAATCCATTTAATAGTTGATAAAGGAATTTGTTTTTCTTTTAATTGGTCCTCCCATTTTGCAAGAACCTCTTGGGCAATCTCACCTAAGTTAACACCTTTTAACTCACGTTCTTTTTTGAATGGGTTACAAGATGCTTGTACTAAACCTAAAGGCCAAGCAATTACTAAGAAGTCAGCTTCCGGGTTATTCTTGAATGGTGTGTATCTATCATAAGAACCTGGTTTCATCATAGAACCACCACCATACTGAACAATAACATTATCCATAACATTTACATTCGGATGGTTTTTCATTTGTTCAATATAACCTTCTCTGTTCTTCTGTAATTGTTCGATTGGGGCGTAACCCTTCTCGTTCATGATACGTTTGATATTCATCACCAAATTAAGTAATGATGGTGAAGTTTTCATAACCAACTCTTCTAAGAAACCTGGTTTGTTTTTAAACGCCAATAATAATTTGTTAGCGACCAAACCTAAGGCTTGTTTGTTCTTAGCAGCAGGTGAATTTTTATCTAACTTAAATAAGTAATTGATTACTTGGTCAACACTAACTTCGTTTGCCGCGTAATTAGCTGAGTCAACCATAGATATTAATTGAATGTCTTCAGGTGAAAATAACTCTTTCGGTGATACCACTTGTGAAATCGTTTCAACGTTTGAACGTGAGTGTCTGAATGATGTTGATTTAGTGTCTTCAGCACCAGCTTGTCTATCGTGGTGGTCAGTATGGATAACAAACATTGGTTTACCGTGAGCGAAGTCAACCAATACTGGCATCGTATCACCCTCAGCATCGTTCTTTTTTACCGCAAACTCTTTGTCTCCGTATTGGATGATGTGAGCGTCAACAACTTTAATTCCGTTGTTTTCCAAATACTTTTTCATGGCAATTGCCGTTGTAACACCATCTAAATCTTGGTGAAAATATATCTCAGCTTTAGGATATCTTTCAGCAATTTTTTTAATATCCCTTAAACCACTTTCTTTTAATAACTTTTTCATATGAATTATTTACCTAATAATGAACCTATCAATGAAGAGAACACATCTCCACTAACTTTATTTGTTACGGCTTGTTTAGCCATGTTACTTACATCAGAACCAGATTCTGATGGTGGTGGTGGAACGTCACCCATTTCTTCATTCCAAGTTTTTTGTGCTTCAGGTGTTTGTGAATATTGGTCCCATTTTTCCTCAGCGTTTGGAACTTGTTTAAGTATTTCATCAGGACCAACAAAGTTTGCTAACCCTAACCAATCTAAAAATCCTAAATAAGTTTTTGTTCTTCTCATTAATGAACGAGTCGCAGGATTACCCCCAAATATTCTTGGGACTCCAGCCGAAAGTTTTTCACCTAACTTAGCGTCAGATTTCATATAACTTAACCAAGAGTTCTTCATTCCTTTGTGACCACTAAATAACTTACCTTGCTCTTTTTCCATGTACTTCATTAACTCTTGTTTTTCAGCAGAACTTAATCCCTTTTCAACATTAATTAATTTACCATCTCGAACTACATTAGTCGGCATTTTAAGTTCACGGCTTGCCTTTGTGAAAATACCCACAAATTCTTCAACAGACCTAACTAAAGGTGCTCCGATACCAGGTATTTTACCAACCGCAGTTTTTAATATTTCTAACAATTTACCACCCCAACTTGGAGCTTTCTCAACCATCTTTGCAACAGGACCTCCAGCAACTTTAGCCGTCTCAGCTATTTTAACCGCGTCACCAGCAACAACAGCGCCTCTAAAAGCTTTAGTTGCGGCACCACCTGTTTTAAGTACACCCACAACAGGTTTAGCAATAGCATCACCAAGTATAGGAATTACAGACACCCATGATAAAACCGCATATAGTTTATCACCTTGTCTCCAGTAACTAACACCATTAATTAAATCAACAACACCTGTTGGGTCAAAGATACCAACAATGTCACCTAATGTGTTATACCACTTATTTTCGTTAAGTTGTTTGGCTTGTTTTGGGTTAAGGACTTTCAACATTTCGATAACAATGGTCTTATCATTCTTATCTAATTTGGACCACTTTTCCTCAATTACTTTTGAATACTCTTCTTTGTATATTTCAAGAATTGCATCTTTAACTTCAGATTCAGTTAATAATTTATTCGTCATGACATTTATTTTAATATAAATATCATTAAAACAAAAAAGAGGACTTTATTTGTCCTCTTCTGTAAATTCAATTTTCACTTGTTTCTTTTCATCCACAAAATGTTGGACTCGAGCTCTTGCGATTTCAGCGTAGTTTGGTGATAATTCAATACCTAACCATCTTCTATCTAATGTCTCAGCAGCAACCAAACTAGTACCTGAACCTGCGAATGGGTCCAAAACAACATCGTTCTTATAGGTTAAGATTTTGATTGCTTTGGTTGGGATATCCATTGAGAATGTTGCCTTAGTTAAGGAGCGGGTATCGGCAAAATATTTCCATTGTCCGAACACCAAATCAATAAACTCTCGTTTCTGTGTTTCAGCATAGAATGTTTTGTTTCTCATGTTACCATTCTTATCCTCAACTTCACCAAGTTCACCAACCCACTCAGGAGTCCCTTTTACTTTCTTAATGTGATTCTTTTTGTAAGCCAACACAACACATTCTTTCGGATTATAGATGTATGGTGCTGATGGACTCATCCATGAACCCCAAGCCGTAGTACGACTTCTGTGTGGTGACTCTTCCTCAAGGTCAACAATACCAAAAAACTTGTAACCAATCTTCTTCATAATCTGCCAAACCTCACTAACAATGAATACACGACCACCTTTCGCTTGTCGATTAATCTCGTAAGGAATGTTTAATGCGATACGACCATCGTCTTTAAGAACTCTAAAGGCTTCACTCATCCATTTCTCAGTAAACTCAAAGTATTCTTCAACCAACATGTCATCTTCATGGACATCGTAATCAATACCAACTCCATATGGTGGTGACGTAACAATAAGGTCGACACTTCCCTCAGGGAGTGTCTTCATAACTTCAATACAATCCCCATTTATAATCTTACCAGTTTCTATCATAAAATATTTTTAAAAAGTATAGGTGTTTTTTTACTTAGATTCAACCATACTATATGCGTCACAATCAATTTTTTCACTTGACTTACATCCAACTAACAACATAGATATAAGAACACCAAACACAATGGTTATTATTACCGTTGAATAAAATCCAATTTTGTATGAGAAATCAACTTGTTGTTTTGACTTACCTTGCCAGTCCTCTTTATTCCATTTCATTTTAATAGGTATTAATAATTTTTAGGCCAACCCAATCTTCTACTTTCTTGAGCTTTAAGTTCCCCTTTCATCTGTTCCCATCTACCTTTTGATGTTGGCTTTAATTGTTCAGGAATTTGATTCCACTCACGCTCCATTTTAACCTCAATCTCCAAGTGAGCAATTCTTTCTTCTAATTGTCTTTCTCTTCTGTCCATGTTTACTTACTTTCTAAGTTTTCAATCTTTCTCTTCAAATACCAAAGAGCTTTGTTTAAGTCTTGAAGCTCTTTATCAGTTCCTTTCTTACCAGCTCTTGAGATGTATTTTACGGTATTCCCTAAATGGAAATCTAAATCCCATGCCTCAATAACTTTAATCGCCTCATATGGATTATCTTCACCACCGTAATGTTGTGGGTGATTTACTTGTTCTTTTTGAGGTGGTGGTGGTGGATTCCTATGTCCCGGCATGTTGTTTACTTGGTCTACATTTGGTGTCGGACACATGCAAAGTACGTTAGCACCACATTCACATTCTTTTTTCATAATTTTGATATATAGTATTTACCTAACTTAAATGATTTTCTTTTACCGATTCTGTGACTGAATCTTGGTTTTGTGGTGACATTAATACCACAACCATTATCACCAAATTTGATGTACGAAGTATTATCGCTGGTACCAATTACAATATGGTATCCACCGATGGTGATTATTTTTTGGGTTCCGTACCCGTCAATCTTAAATCTTCGGTACTTTAACCACGTAGTATCCTTCGGATATCGGGCTCTCTTCAATTTGGTTTTCATCTATTAGTAAGTTTAAAATTCTTAGAGTCTCCTCCTCACTCTCTTTTAAGATGTACTTTGAAATGTAAGAGATGTGGACGGGTTGTCTTAGTTTAGACATCAGGAGTTTATTCTGATTTGGTGTCATATTGTTTTTTTATTTTGGTTTTAATTTCTTCGTCAGTTAATCCTTTTTCATACCATCTCCAAACATCAGATGCTAATCCATCCATAAAAATAAAGGCATCAGCCTTAAACAAATCATCCAAAGAACGACCTTCTTTTAGGTGTCTTTCGATGGTGTCCTTACTTACAAATCTTTTGTGAAATCCCATAGTTACAATAATTTACTTTCTTTACCAATTAAAACTTTCTTCTGTTGATTGATGAATGCCAACACCTTTCTTTTGAACATTGGGAGTAAAGTTTCGTCTATAGGGAATAGGTCTTTACAGGTCATTTCAAAGAGGGGGTATTTGTCCTCACCATTCTTTTCATATGTTTTAGAAAAAGTAGATAATAGTTCAGGTATTGTCAAATTATTTCTTGAACCTTCGTAAATTAATTTCGTACTGGTTCGATATTGGTTAACCGTCTTGTAAACTCTCTTTGTTGTATACATCCATATATACACAACATCATCTTTATCGTGATAAAAAAACCCACTCTTACTTCTTAAATTACCTTTGTTTCTTTTTGGTATAATGTCGATTGAATCGAACACTATTGTCCAAACTGATTTGGCAAATTGAAAGTAGTCGTGTAATTGGGGTTGGCTGTTTTTAAGAATTTGATGATATTCAACAATTTCTTCTTCAGTCAATACAGGAATGTCTTTAACTTTTAGGTCAGTTAATAATAACTCATCATCGTTAGTTAAGAACTTCTTCTCGGTGTATAAAATCTTATTTTGATTGATTAATGTTTGGATATTACCTAAATGTAAAGACAATTCAATAAACATCGGATAGACTTCCATCCGTTCTAAGTGTTTATTAAGTTTT